TCGAAAAACCCGAGCGCGCCCGCCTGCGCGAAGCCGATCACGGGAATGTTCTGCTGCAACCCGGTATCCGAGGTTTCGCCGCAATAGGAAAGGAATTCGGTCAACGTCGCATTCGTTGCCGCCAGCACTTTGGAAATACTTTCGGTGCTTGGCCAGCGCTGCTTGCCGTCGCGCGTCACGCGTTTGCTTTTGTTAAACGTCGTGGGATCGAGGTCGGCACGCCGTGCCAAGCCGGAGGCGGACAAGCCGCGCTCGTGGGCTAGGACATCTATCGCATGCCAAATATCTGAATGCCTCAACATGGGAACATTGTCTGATATTCTATGGCTTCATGCACTAGGAACGTGTTGCTTAATTTGGCTTGACATAGGAATAATTAGATCATATAACTAGGTAAATCATCCTATTTAAATGCGCCTATGTCCCGCCATCGGTTCGTTCCCAGCTTTGCCGGCGATGCCACCGAAACACCTTTTTCCGGTGCGGAAGAAGCGTGGTTCTGGTTCGTGCGCTGCCAGATGCTCCGGCGCTCGGGTGCGCGGCTGGGCAGCGGGGAACGCCGGTTCCAGCGACCGTGCGACCCCGATGATATTTATAGTGTTGCGTCGCAACTGTTCCGCCAGGGGGTCTTGCGCGCTCGCCACCTGCGTGTTCTGAGCGATTTTGGCATCATTGGGCGGCCGCCGGATCGCCGGTGCGCCGAAGAAGAGACCGCAGTGGCCCTCTGGCGGGAAGCTCTCGATCGTATGTCGGTCATCCTTCGTGCCAAGGGGGTGATCGAATGAGCGATGATGGCGCCACGTTGAGTTACGCCGTCGGTACCGATGTTCGGGAGGGGGAACGGCTGCCAGGCATGGCGCTTGTCGTTTTCACCACCGAAACAGGCATCCGCTGGCTCCGTTGGTTGCGCAAAGGCTTCCGGCACTGCTTTGTCCTAATTCAGGATCAAGAAGATGCGTGGATCGTTTATGATCCACTTTGCAATATAAGCGTATTGAGCGTGCTACATAATATATCGGAACAGCAAATAACGTCATGGTACCGTGAGTGCGGTCTTCATGTAGCGAGAACATTTATTCGCCATAATCCTCCATCGACATTCCTATTGAGGCCATTTACCTGCGTCGAGGCGGTAAAACGCGTGTTGGGCTTGCATGATCGCTGGATCATCACGCCATGGCAACTGTATCACTATCTCGAGCGCGCTCGGAACGGATCAACGGAGACGCTTGACATAGGGACAAGATAGGATTATAATCCTTAACAACGAACACCCGAGATGCGCTCACAGCATGATCGGGTCTTTCGAAAGACCCTGCAGAAATCGCCACAACAAAGGATGCGCCCCATGGGTGGGATGCTGAGCGTGCCGTCGCCGCCGAAACCGAAGCCGTCAGCGACCACAAGCAACCGGAAGGCGGGAAATCAGAACGACGTTAAGGATGATGTGCGCGAGAAGGCGCGCCGAGGGCGTGCATCCAATATTGCCACGTCGCCTGCCGGCCTTCTCGCCCTGGCGAATTGGGCGTCGAGCCGCAAATCCCTGCTCGGAGAGTAAACATGTCCCCATTCACACCGGCTCGTTTGAGCGAGGGTTACAGACGAGCGCTCCGCCGCCGGAGTGCGTGGGAGCCGCTGTGGCAGGACTGCTATGACTATGCCCTGCCGACCCGCGATTCCGCCGTGCGGTCGTCGATGCCCGGCAGCCGGAAGGGCGATCGTCTGTTCGACGGAACGGCGCCCGATGCCGTCGATCAACTCGCCGCCAGTGTGATGGCCGAACTGACTCCGCCATGGACGCCGTGGTTTGGCTTTAATACCGGTGCCGACGTCCGGCTGGAAGAACGGTGGCAGTTCGCGCCGGAACTCGAGCGCTCTACGAGCATTGCCCAGACGCACTTCGATCAGTCGAATTTCGCGGTCGAAATGCACCAATGCTTCCTCGACCTGGTTACCGTGGGTACGGCGGTCTTGTTGTTCGAGGAAGCGGGCACCGGGCAACCGTCGGCGTTCCGCTTCGCCGCCGTTCCGTTATCCCAGGTCGTATTGGACGAGGGGCCCAGCGGTCGTCTCGACACCACCTTTCGGCGCAGTTCCATGCCTTTGTCCCACGTACGCCACCGTTTTCCGGCGGCGCAGGGGCTGGAGCGGCTGCGCGGCGTCGATACTGAAAGCGGTGAACCGCAAATCCCGGTTCTTGAGGGCGTCGTTCCCTCGGAAAGCGGCTATTCATACCTCGCGATCGTTGATCGACAGGAAGGAGACGCGGAGGATCAAATCATCCTCAGCGAGGGAACCTTCGCCGCATCGCCGTTCATTAATTTTCGGTGGCTCAAAGCGCCCGGCGAAACGTACGGAAGATCGCCGGTCATGAAGGCGCTGCCGGACATCAAGACCGCCAACAAAGTTGTCGAGCTGGTCTTAAAGAATGCCACCATTGCCGTTACCGGAATTTGGCAGGCTGACGATGACGGGGTCATCAATCCGGCAACCATCAAGCTCGTCCCGGGAACCATCATTCCCAAGGCCGTCGGTTCGGCCGGCCTAACGCCGCTGGAGGCGCCGGGACGCTTCGACGTTTCCGAACTCGTGCTGGACCAGCTTCGCGGCCGCATCCGCAAGGCGCTGTTCGTCGACCAGCTGGGTCAGGTCAATGGTCCGCGCATGACGGCGACAGAAGTGCTGGAGCGAGCGGCGGAAATGGCGCGCGTCCTCGGAGCGACGTATGGACGGCTGCAGTCCGAGCTTCTGGCGCCCCTCGTCTCACGCGCTTACTCAATCCTAACGCGTCGTGGCGAGGTTCTCGGGCTGCCGCTGGATAGCCGGACCGTGGTGCTCGAGTATAAGTCACGGCATGCCCGCTTCCGGTCGCAGCAAGACCTCCAGAACATCCTCGTCTGGCTTGATACCGTAAAGGCGCTCGGGCCCGAGGCCATGGCAGCGGTCGATGGCAAATCGGCGGCCCGATGGCTCGGCCGTGCTCTCGGCGTGCCCGATCAATTGATGTACCCGGATGCGGCAGAGGTCTGGAGCGCAACCGCCAACGCGCTCGACAGCGTTGTGACCGAAGGCGATGGCTTGGCTGTCGACGACACTGTCGTCGAAAGGGATCGTCGCTAAGGCGTGTGCTTAACAGTACCGGAACATCAGCATATGGACTCCGAAAAAACAGGCTGGGAATGGTTCGAGACACCGTCTGCCGGCGCCATGGAGCCATCGTCCCCGGCGCTTAACGACGCCGAACTGGAAAACCTTTTCGCACGCTGTTTTTCTACCGATGCTGGCGCACATGTGTTGCGTTACCTCCAGGAAACGACGCTGCACCGCGCGCTCGTGCCGTCGGCTCCGGACACCGTGATGCGCCATCATGAAGGGCAACGCTTTATCGTTCGCCTCATCCTCGGATTGGCGCGGCGTGGCGGAGCCACTGGTCTCGCTTATTCAAGCGATCCCGGTATCTCTTCCGACACAGAGCGGTATGGAGACGACATATGATCCAGACGTTGCTTGAGCCGCCCGTCGACGGCGAGAACGTCGCCGGCGACGGGCCGGTGTCCGATACGAGCCAACCGCAGAGTGGTGCCGCGGGCGCGCAACGGCCCGACGGAATTCCGGAAAAATTCTGGGACGAGTCGAATGGTCAGGTGCGTACCGAGGCGCTGATAAAATCGTACGTTGAATTGGAGCGAAAGCTCGGAAGTACGGGCACACAGGATATTCCCGAAACCCCAGAAAATTACGAAATAAATATCCAAAACGAGATTTTATCTATCGATAAGAATCTGAACGAAACCCTGCATAAGGCTGGTTTTACACAGAAGCAGGCTCAGCTTGTCTATGATCTTGCTTCGGATAAGCTCATGCCGCTCGTTTCCGAAATTGCTGCGGTATTCGAAGCGGATGGGCAAGTCGCTCGCCTCATCAGTCACTTCGGCAATGAAGAGCGCTGGCGCGATGCGTCTCGCCAGATCCGTGCTTGGGGCACGTCGCATCTTCCCGAGCGTGTCTTCGAGGCTCTGTCAACGACGTATGAGGGAGTTCTCGCCATGCAGAAGATGATGGCGGGAGATGAACCTGAACTGGCGCGGAACGGCTCGACACCGGAACCGCAACCGACCGAGGCCGATTTGAAGCAGTTGATGCGCGACCCGCGCTATTGGCGCCAACAGGACCCAGCCTTTATTCGCCGCGTGCGCGACGGGTTCCGGCACCTCTATCCGGACCGCGAATAGCGCTTCGTCAGCACGTTAACGAAAGCCGCGCCCGCGCCCGCCCTTGCGGCGGCCGGCGTGACACGTTCGCCGATCACGCGTCGCAACGGCGCGTGATCGGCGACATTGCGTACGTGACAATTTCCGCCAACGGACAACCCGAACCGGTCCCCGACCGACGAGCCCGGCGGCGTCTTCGGGTGTGCTGATCCTGCCATGAGTGATCGGATCGGGCACGCAACCCGCTCTCAGTTCCGACCGACGCTTATTAGGAGAGATCGTATGTCGACCACCGTCGATCAGGCGTTCATTAAGCAGTTCGAGGCGGAAGTCCATGTCCAGTATCAGCAGATGGGCTCGAAGCTTCGGAACACGGTGCGCTTCAAAGACAACGTCGTTGGAGCGACGACCACCTTTCAAATGGTGGGCAAGGGTACAGCAAGCACAAAGGCGCGGCACGGCAAGGTCCCGGTTATGAATGTGGGCCATCAGCCTGTCGAGTGCGTGCTACAGGATTATTACGCTGGTGATTGGATCGATAAGCTCGATGAGCTTAAGACCAACATCAACGAGCAGCAAGTCGTTGCGCGGGCGGGCGCCTATGCCCTCGGTCGCAAGACGGACGAACTCATCATCAACAAGCTCAATGCGTCAACGGTTATTTCCGGCTCAGACTCGGATGGCCTGACGAAATCAAAAGTCCTTGAGGCTTTCGAGCTTCTGGGCGAGGCTGACGTGCCCGATGACGGACAACGCTTTGCCGTCGTCGGCTGGAAGCAGTGGAGCGACCTTCTCAACATTGATGAGTTCGCGAACGCCGACTACGTCGGCGACGACGCCCTGCCCTGGAAAGGGACGCAGGCGAAACAGTGGCTCGGCACGCTCTGGATCCCGCATTCGGGTCTGCCGAAAACCGACGGCGCGCGTCGTTGCTACTGGTACCACAAGACGGCGATCGGCCATGCCATCGGTTCCGAGGTCAAGACCGATGTGACCTGGCACGGCGATCGCGCCGCCCACTTCGTTAACAACATGATGAGCCAGGGCGCCAGCCTCATCGACAACACGGGCGTCGTCGTTCTGCGCTGCCTGGAAGCCTGAGGAGTTTGACATGGCCTATGATTCCAAGAGCCTGAGTGTCCTGGCCTACGCGAACGGTTTCACCCTCTGGCACTATTCGACCACCGATAGCGTCGCCAACGCCGATACCAGCGGTTATTTCAATGGTGCGGCGGACATGCTCCGCGTCGGTGACATGATCCTCGCCAACACCGATACCGGCGCCGCGACGCCGGGAGCCGGTGTGTTCGTGGTCGTCACGAATGCCGCCAACACCGTCGACGTCACCAACTTGACGCCCTTCGGAAGCAGCAACGCCGACTGACTTGGTCTTCGACGTTGACCACCCGAGCCGAAATCGGCGGTCCCAACGACCGCGGTTTCGGCTCGGCCTCTTCTTTTTGAGCCGATGCCGGTCAGGCCGATGCACAGACGGAGACCGAAATGCCGCTAAGTCAAATTGACATATGCTCTAAATCATTACTTAAAATTGGCGCAAATTCAATTTCATCCTTTGATGAGGGCACGCTCGAAGCTGAGATAGCGGCAAAATTCTATCCGATTATCCGTGACGCTCTGCTTTCGCTGCATCCATGGAACTTCGCCACGTTTCAGACACGCCTAAGCCGCCTGACGCGGGCACCGCTTGCGGATTTTACCTCGTCTTTCCAAATGCCCATGGATTGTCTGCGCGTTCTGGCGGCGGGATCCGCACCGCGTGGCCGCGGCCTGTCCTATCGCGTCGCCGGCACGCAGCTGCACAGCGACTCCGACGATGTCATCCTTACCTACGTTCGGCGCGCGAGTGAGGCGGATTTCCCTCCTTACTTCACGCTCGCCCTGGTCGCTTTTCTTGCCGCCGAATTCTGCATTCCACTTACCGACAGTACCAGTCGATGGGAAGGGCTGCGCTCGCTTGCCGACGCTGAAATCCGCCGAGCGAAACTCATCGATGCTCAAGAACAACCAGCACCTCACTTTGAAGAGTTTCTATTGATAGAGGAGCGCTCGTAATGGCGCGCCTGCGCGAGCACAAGACAAGCTTTACCTCCGGTGAGGTGTCAGCGTGGTTGCTTGGCCGGCATGATCTCCGCGCCTATCAGAACGGAGCTAGAAGACTTCGTAACGTTTTTATCCACCCGACGGGTGGCGTACAACGGCGGCCTGGTCTGCGATTTATTGATTCAATTTATGGTAATGGCCGACTTGTCTCTTTCGAATTCAATACCGAGCAGGTCTATCTGCTCGCTTTTACCGATCGACGGGTCGAAATCTTCAGGAACGACGCGCGCGTCGCGGAATTTGCGACTCCCTGGACATTGGAACATATTGCTCAGCTCAACTGGACGCAGAGTGCCGACACTCTGCTCGTCGTGCACGCCGACGTTCCGCCGAAACGCATAACGCGCCGGGGCGACTCTTTATGGGAACTCGCCGATTGGTCGTTTGTGCATGAAGAAAATAGAATTCATTGGCCGCATCTGAAATTTTCTAATGACGAAGTCACACTGACGCCCAGCGCAAGAAATAATTCAATTTCCATTACGGCGTCTGCTCCCGTATTTATGGATGAGCATATCGGCGTACGCTTTCGCATAGCTGACCGGGAAGTACAGGTTACCGGAGTTCAATCGTCAACACTGGCCACAGCTGATGTAAAAGAAGAACTATCTTCGACAAACACATCAAAAAATTGGACAGAACAGGCGTTTTCCGCCGCCCGTGGCTGGCCGACCTCCGTTTGCTTTCATCAGGATCGTCTGGTCATCGGCGGATCGCGCGATTTCCCGCACCGGTTATGGCTATCCAAGTCCGGCGATTTGTTTAATTTCAGCGTGGGAACCGGCCTCGACGACGAGGCGATTGAGTTTTCGATACTGTCCGATCAAGTAAATGCGATCCGCAATGTATTCTCCGGCCGCCATCTTCAAGTTTTCACCTCCGGCGCGGAATGGATGGTCACCGGTGAGCCGCTGACTCCGACAAGTATTCAGTTGCGCCGCCAAACGCGTGTCGGGTCGCGTGTCGATCGGACGGTACCGCCTCGCGATGTTGATGGAGCGACGCTCTTTATTCCTCGCCTCGGCCCCCAGGTTCGGGAATTTCTGTTTACCGATACCGAGCAGGCCTATCAGTCCCGTGACTTGGCGCTTCTCGCGCACCACCTGATCAAAAATCCTGTTGATATGGATTACGATAAATCAAGTCGGCTGCTGCATGTCGTCATGGATGACGGATCAATGGCGACGCTGACGGCGTACCGCGACGAACAGGTCA